ATCTATACAGCGGATCCCTCGTCATTTTTCAGCATGGTGGGGGATTTTTCTTGTTCTTGCTTTTTCCAGTTTTATATCTGCTGTATAGATACAATGCTATATTTACATGATTTTGGATACAGAAACATAGCATTTTGTCTCTATATCGGCCCCTTACTTTTTTTATGGATAATAAATGTAAAAATTGTATCAGTTGTTTTAATTCTGATTCAGTAAGTTTGTGATCCAGCATGTTCATACAATAGGCCTTGACGATAGATGATAAAATTCTTCCATTACAATATGAATCTAAGCCAAAGTCTAATTTTTTAGATAGCTTTAATCTTTTTAACCATACCATATAACTATTGAAATATGTTCTAGAATTATGAAGATGCGATAGAGAAGAATTATTATCTACTCTATGGAAATAAAGAGATGAATTAATCGATCCGATGGATATATCTTGATCTAATAGGTTAATAATCATCCAACCATCTTCGCCGGCGGATGTCATGCTTACATCAAACCTAAGATTATTCCATAATTTTCTTTTTGAAGCAAAGGACCAAAGTGTTGCGAAATTTCCCATTACAGCTGATTTCTGAGCAAATCTTATGTCAATTGGTTTTAATTTATAACCAGCATCTGCTGTAGCTGGAACTTTATCGCTTGCCTGTTGTACATTTTTGGCATTAAATAAAATCATGTCATAATTACTGCTTTGAAAAGCAGCAATCACATTTTCTACTAAGTATGAAGAAGCATAATCATCGGAATCGATAAAGAATAAGATATTACCGTGTGCTAAAGCTAATCCGGTATTTCTGGCAGCACTGACGCCTTGATTCTTTTGATGCATTACCACTACTCTTGCATCTTTGGTTGCATATGCGTCACAAATTTGAGGTGAACGGTCTGAAGATCCATCATCTATTATTATCAATTCAAAATTTTTATAGGTTTGGGAAAGTATGCTATCCAGGCATTTGCAAATATATTTTTCGGTATTATAGACTGGTACAATTATAGAAACTACAGGTTTTCCTGACATAATAATTGCTTCTTTTCCGTTCTGCTGATAACTTATTAATATGATATGGCTATTTTATGCAGTGACATAATAATGCATGGGCTTCTCTATATGTCATGATATTGGACTGCAGCAGGGCTGCATTTAATAATCGGCTGTCAATGTCATAGTTATAGGAAAGCAGATATAGGGCAAACAGATTTGCTTCATACTCATTGCGCGCGTTGACGAAATTTGCAGTATCTGCATGGAAGATATATCCTTTTCCACTATGCAGCATTGCATGGCCTAATTCATGGCAGATAACGATGGGGATTTCATATTCACTCAGTTTGCTATTTATAACTATAATTTTCCTGCGCAGTGGGCGGCTTAGATATCCATTTATATTTGGAGGAAGTTCGGCATATTCAATTGGTATTTTAAGAGCAGAAGCAATTTGAAATGGATCTGCTGTCCCCATCTTTTTAACAAGATTTTTTACCCTTAATTTTATATTTTTCATAAATAGAAACGATCCTTTTCAATTTTTAGGATCGTTTTTTTTGCGTTTATTAGCACGTTTGGCAGCGTAAAAAGCGACCTTTAACGATTGCATCACCATTTCTTTTTCTTCAGGAGTAAGGTTATATGTTTCACCATCAAACATGATCTCGGATTGATCTAAAAATTTTTTTAGATCTTGCGGGGGATTTTCGTCCTTTTCCTGTTTTCTCTTTCCTAAAGTGATAATGGCACCTAATGGCTGATCCGTAGCTGCAGCGATTGCTTTTAAAGTAGAAACACTCGGATTATAACGGTCCTTTTCAATATCTCCTATATAAGAACGTGAAAGATTTGTTCGCTTAGCTAATTCTGCTTGTGTAATTCCAGCTTCTTTGCGAGCCATTTTTATATTCTCTCCGATAGTAGGCATAGTGTCACTTCCTTATCTGTATGGTAGTTCCGTCCATGCATAAATTATAATATATTTTTGACGGAAATACTATTGACATACAGACGGAAATACTGTACTATATGCATATAAAGACGTAAATACAAGTAAAAAAGGAGGAAATCATGGTACATATCAATACAGTACTGAGGGAAGCACGTAAACAGACTGGAAAAACACAGAAGCAAATTGCTGATGAGGCAGGAGTTTGTCGGTCATATTATGCAGATATTGAACGTGGAAGATATAATCCGAGCCTTAAAATTCTTTCTAGGCTAGGAAATATATTGCACATTGATCTTAATTTTTTGAAGCAAAATGACGGAAATACAAACGATTAACAACAAAGGAAGATGGCCAATATGGAAAATCGTCCAATCCGGTATGTTTATATGGCTACGCCAGAAGAATCTGAAAAGACGCTGCATAAGGTGGTTGACTTATTGGTCTTTTGGGCAAAGGAGGAGAAACGAAAGGAGGAAGAGAAAAATGAAAAAAATCTTATGCGTTCTAGTTTGCAGCGGAGTAGTGATGGGTGCTGCAGCAGCTACATCGGATGACAGGATTGAATACCGGTATGAAGTTCAGTCAGGGGACACTGTCTATGATATTGCTTCTAGAATGGCAACAAAAAAAGACGATGTGAATTACATCGCCTGGAACATTTTAAAAGATAACAATTTAAAGGACGCGGTAATCGTTCCTGGGCAGGAAATTGTGATCCGCGTCCATCCGGAAAAGTAGTTAGCCGGAGAAGAAATAATTCTTCCTCTCCATTATAGCACGGCAGGGGTGACACAGTATGTTTGATACACAAAGTGAAAAAAATTTTGAAGAATCAGAAGAACATTTTCTAGATCCCGATTATAAATTCCCATGGGAACGGACAGATGCTTATCAACCATCATGGCCGAAAGAGGGTGATGACGAATATGGCAGCAAGGATGATTCTCAGCGTTGAGAATTCGAAAGATCATGATAAATGGCTGAAAGCCAGAAATATGGGAATCGGCGGAAGTGACGCTGGTTCCATTATGGGTTTAAATCCTTATAAGAGTCCCTTCCAACTTTGGATGGAAAAAACTGGACAGATCAATCAAGAAGATCTCTCAGACAATGAATATGTGTACTGGGGTACGGTCCTTGAAGAGGCCGTAGCTCACCGATTTACAGAAGTTACGGGGAAAAGGCTGCAGCGCCGCGGAACGCTGCAGTCAGAAGAATATCCTTTTATGCTGGCTAATGTTGACCGGATGGTGATAGGGGAAGATGCTGGACTGGAATGTAAAACTGCCAATGCTTTTTCTTCTAGGAAATGGGATGGTGATGAGATACCTGATTCCTATTACTGCCAATGTTTGCACTACATGGCAGTGACGGGCTGCCAAAAATGGTACATTGCCGTGTTGGTAGGTGGAAATCATTTTATCTGGAAAGAAATTTCCCGCAATGAGGAAGACATCCAGGCATTGATCAAAGCAGAATCAGAGTTCTGGGAGAAGGTACAGAAAAAAGAAATGCCTCCAGTGGATTGGACAGTATCCTGTGCAGACGCTCTGAAAGAAAAATTCCATGACAACGGGGAGGAAATGGAACTTCCTGATGAAGCCGGAGATATTCTCAAAGAATTGGATACATATCAGGATGCCGAGAAAGCTTTGAAGCAAAATATCCAACTCCAAAAAAACAAAATATGCGCTATTTTAGGAGATTTCCAGATAGGGAGGATAGGTGATAGGAAAGTTACCTGGAGAACGCAGTCAGCCCGGGAATCTGTTGATCTGAAGAAATTAAAGAAAGAACCAGATATTTATCTGCAGCTGAAAAATGACGGATTCATCAAAAAGACAGAACCTATACGTGTTTTGAGGATCTATTAAAATATCATGGATGCTCAGGAATTTCAAATTTTGCAGATTGGAGATTGTATATCAGTCAGAAGAGGAATGAATGTGCCTCCTCTAACTGGCATATGTGCAGATAAAATTGGAAGCAATATGGCTGAATCCATTCTGATAAAGATTCATAGAAAAGGAAGTAAGCCAGTCTATCAATGGACAGCAGCCTGTTATGTGAAAAGGGAGGAAAAATCATTATGAAAACATCTGGCGGTTTGTTGAAAAAGCAAGAAGAAATTAAGCAAGAACAGGAAAAGCCATTGGGACTTCGGGCTCTTATTGCAAAAATGAAACCGGAGATCAAAAAAGCGCTGCCTTCCGTAATCACTCCAGAGAGATTTACGCGGATGGTATTTACAGCATTATCTACCAATCCTCAACTTTTAAAGTGTACGCCAGGATCCTTTTTGGGAGCCATGATGAATGCGGCGCAGCTGGGACTTGAGCCGAATACACCTCTGGGACAAGCGTACTTGATTCCCTATAAGAATCACGGAGTTATGGAATGTCAGTTTCAGCTAGGATACAAAGGGTTAATTGATTTGGTATACCGCAGTGAAGAAGTGACTGACATTCAGGCCCATGAAGTTTATGAGAATGATGAATTTGAATACGAACTGGGATTGAACCCAAAGCTGAAGCATATCCCTGCATTGAAGGACCGTGGAGAAGTCATCATGTATTATGCGGTATTCCACACGAAAAATGGAGGATATGGCTTTGAGGTGATGAGTAAGGATGATGTTAAAACTTTTGCATCTAAGACAAGTCAGGCATATGTATCATCTTACAGTCCATGGAAAAAATATTTTGATGAAATGGCCAAAAAAACAGTACTGAAAAAAGCTTTAAAATATGCGCCACTTAAAACTGAATTTGTTCGTCAGCTTCAGACTGATGAAAGCATAAAATCATCAATTTCTGACAGTATGGCAGATATTCCTGATGAAAAAGTAGTCACGATAGATGCAGAGAAATCACAAGAATCAGAAACATCTAAAGAGCAGGCAGATGAGGAAATTCCATGGCCTGAAGATAAAATACCTGAAAATGTAAATCCGGAAACCGGAGAAATTAAAAAATAAAATAGGCGTGATTCGGGGTGGATAGGGTGTTCATCCCGAATTCTGCTGCCGATAGAAAGGGAATTCGTATGGCGGAACGCAGGATGTTTTCAAAAAAAATTACAAATAGTGCCAGATTCTTGAAAATGCCGTCTTCAGCACAGGCATTGTACTTCCATCTCTGTATGAATGCGGATGATGACGGCATTGTAGAAGCCTATGGAATTATGAAACTGATAGATGCTAAGGAAGATGATATGAAAATCCTCATGGCAAAAAATTTTGTCAAAGTCCTAAATTCTGACCTGGTTACCTATATATTGGATTGGAAAGCAAATAATAAAATTCGCCCAGATCGGAAAATTGATTCAATTTATAAAGATTTACTGCTGCAAATTATGCCTGAGGCACAATTAATTGAATCAAGAGAACGTGCCGATAGAAAAGCAAAAGAAAATATTGGGACGTCATTGGGACGTCCCATGGACAACCAATTGACAACCAATGGACCGCATAGGTTAGGTAAGGATAGGTTAGGTAAGGATAGGTTAGGTAAGGTAAATGCAATCAATAAAGGAACTCCTCCCCAAAAGGAGATAAGCCAAAATATCAAAAATGAAGTCATGATGCTCATTGGAGGAATTGGACCTATCCAATATGCGCAAATCGAGGGAATGGTCAATCTCTATCATGAACCAGACATTATCGATGCGGTACGGATAGCGCGAAAGCATGATAAAAAATCTTTGGCTTATGTAGAAGGAATCTTAAGGAGCTGGGCACGAAATGGGAAAGATGAACCGCCTGGGAGATCGCAAGATAAACGTGGGAGAGCTGAACCAACGGTGGATGAATGGAAAAAGGTGACTGCATTATGATTGCAGATTTGAAAAAATGTGATAGAAAAAATATTGATGACTTTCTGCAGAAGATGAAAGCAGGTCTATCAGAGTCGAAAGATGCGGAAAATCAAAAGGAATTTCTAGAGAAAAAAGAGAGAGAATTCCAAAATCGTTTAAGGCACTGCAATATCATGAAAAGATTTCAAAATGCTAATTTTGAAGAACTTGATAAAGCAGGAGTTCCAGCAGACATGGAAGAAAATTACTTAAAAGCGAAACAGTATGCCGAAAATTTCAAATCTTATTATACAAAAGGGATCGGAATAATGATGATGGGAAGCGTAGGACGTATGAAAACGACCTTGGCCATTTCCATAGCACAATATATTATGCGGCATGGCTGGTCCGCTTATTTTGTGCCAATGGCAGAACTGCTTGACACCATGATTGGTATGTCACGTAATCCAGATCGCAGCGAATTGCAAAGATTTGAAGGAATGATCGGCACAACTGATCTGCTAATTCTAGATGATCTTGGAACGGAATATCAAACAAACTGGGTAACCAATAAAGTGGATGCCATTATAAGCCGCCGATACAATCGGATGCTGCCAGTTATCATTACGACAAATCTTCTTCCTGAAAATCTAAAGGATCAATATGCAAAGAGGTTCTATGACCGATTAAAAGGAACATCCATCTTGATGGTCAGCGGAGGAGACAGTCTGAGAAAGGCACCGATGACAGAATGATGAAGCTGATATATGACGGAAAACTGCCAGGGGCCAATGAATTTAATAATGCGCAGCGGAGAAACCGCTACGTAGGTGCCAGATTAAAGAGAGATACGCAAAATGAAATTGAATGGATCCTAAAACCGCAAATTATCCAGCGATTCAGTGGGAAGGTACAGATTTACATCAGTTTTTATGAAAAGACAATGCGGCGCGATCCGGACAATGTAATCAGTGGCGGATGCAAAGTCATCCTTGATGCATTGCAGGAATTACATGTGATTAAACGAGATTCGCCGAGATACATTCATTTAGTTCCTGAGGTCTGGTACGACAAAGAACATCCGCGCATTGAAATAGAAATAGAGCCAGCGTGATTTGAAAGGAGAGCAGACATGATATATAAGCTTTTCGCAGATGATGATTTTGATACGGATATTTCATGCAGAGACGGGTATTCATTAATTGATTTTTCCGCCGAACAATGTGGGCCATGCAGAAAAATGGATCTAGTTCTGGAAGAAGCAGATATTAAACTGGGAGATAGAATAAAATTTTTTAGTGCTGATAGAGACGCACTAAGTAAAACTGCAAAACAATGTGAAATTATGGGAGTCCCAACATTTATTCTCTTCAAAGATGGAGAAGAAATTGATAGATGTACAGGATATTTCCCCATTTCTAAATTTATAAAATGGCTGGAGAGATCATTATGAAAAAATCAAAAGAGCAGAAAATGACATCAGATCCCGTAAACCATCCGCAGCATTACTGCTTCGGCGGGATCGAGACAATTGATTACATTCATGCCAAATTGTCAGATGATGAATATCATGGCTATTTAAAAGGATCCATCATCAAATATTTGTCAAGGGCAGGCCATAAGGGCGACGAAAAAGAAGATCTTAAAAAAGCCAGATGGTATCTTGATCGGATGATTCATGAAATTGGAGATACCAGGAGGGATTGATATGGGAAAAGAGGGAACGCGGCAAATAGTAACTATAGATCCGGATCCTACATACAGAGAGGCAGCAGCTCATATTAGGCGAGAAGATAAGGAAGCTAAAGCGGAAAAACAAAAGAAACAGGCGATGAGAGCAGTCCGAATAATTCTTGCGATGAAAACTATGGCAAAGCATCATGATTTTGAGATTGTGGGGCACCTTATTCTGAAAGACAGGAACTCCGGAAGAGAATATAAAGAAGGAGGAATCAGATGAAATTGGATATAGCACAGCGCTGATTGCTCTATTTCATTAGATATATCTATGTTAGAGAAAGGTATGGTGTTGTATTGTATGACAGTCAAAGAATTTTTAAATGAGGTCAGAAATCAACATGCTAAACTTCGGTCTCTTCGTCGTCTTCGAGCCCAGAGGCGGCAGGATATCATAGATCTAAAAGGTCAGAAATATGATACTACACGAGTTACAGGTACAAAAGATTCTTCCCTTGATAATACTATTATCAGACTGGTGGAACGTACACGGGATTATGACGATGAAATCAAGCACCAAATCTTGCAGCTGGCGGCATTAAGGCATGTGACTTTAAAAATGATTGAGGAAATGAAGGATGCAGGGAAACAATCTATATTTATGGATCGTTATCTTTGCCATATGTCATGGAAAGATATTACGGAGGATCGATATGAGAGACTGCACTATAAGAATGATTTCGATTCTCTGAGACGCCTTATTTTCAGGCAACATGGAGAAGGTCTGCAGGAATTGTCAGCTAATTATCCAGACTGTACTGATGTTTTTCAATCGTGTATAACTCTGGCGCAAAAAGATAGAAATAAAGACTGTCATTGAATGTCACCTTTAATCCCTGCTAAACTGTAAGATGAAAGAATGAAGAATAGGAGATCAGGGACTCTCCGAAATCATTCTTTCAAAATAATTTTCCTCCTTTTCCAACGGAGAGGCATATGTAATTGGGCATGTGCCTTTTTTGTTGGGAATTTTAAATTTAGAAAATAATCAGGATAGAGATAAAAATATTTGGATGTTGATTTATATCAATAGGGGAGGTGGTGACTGTGACAAATGGGAACGCGGGATAAAGCCTATAACGACTATATGCGCGGAATGAAGTACAAAGATATTGCTGAAAAATATAATGTATCCGTCTCAACTGTTAAAAGCTGGGCCTCCCGCTATTGGAAGGTTGCAGATGAAAATAACAAGGTTGCAGATAGGAAGAGTTGCAACCATAAAAAAGCACTAAAGAATCAACTTTTGGATTCAGTAAATAGTAACGATGCGCTGACTGAAAAGCGGCGCCTTTTTTGTATCTACTATGTGAATTCATACAATGCGACTCAATCATATTTGAATGCTTATGGTGGAACAAAGACTACTGCCGGGGTAGAAGGCTGCAAACTCCTCAAAAATCCTAAAATTATAGCAGAAATCGCCAGATTGAAAAAAATCATGAGTATTAATATCGATATCAAAGTATCTGATCTGATCCGATATTGCTGCAAGATCGTTACTGCTGACATTGGTAACTATGTTACATTCGGCCGCCGGAAAATTCCTGTTATGGGGCCATTTGGGCCGGTGATTGATAAAAAAACAAAGAAACCGATTATGCATGAAGTAAATTACATAGATATCAATGACAGTGCAAAAGTTGATACATCACTGCTGCAGGAAATCAAAGAAGGCAGAGATGGTATATCCGTTAAGTTAGTCGATAAAAGATGGGCATGGGAGCAACTAGCTAAATATTTGGGATGGGACAATTCATGCAACAGTAGTGACGGTGTGCAGATTATTGATGATATAAAAGGAAAAAATGCAACAAATTAGATTATCAGAACTTATTGCTCCTAATTTTTATGATGTACATAACATTATTCAGAGCCATGAATACACACATTATATTGAAAAGGGCGGAAGAGGAAGCACTAAATCATCATTTATTAGTTTAGAGATACCGATACTGCTTATTAAAAATCCAAGATGCCATGCAGTCATTATGCGGAAAGTAGGAAATACGATACGAAATTCCGTTTTCTCGCAAATGGAGTGGGCGATTGACATGTTGCATCTCAATGATTATTTCCAGGTTGTAAAATCGCCTCCGCAAATCACATATAAGAGGACTGGGCAGAAGATTTTGTTTTTTGGCGTTGACGATAAATCAAAGTTGAAATCATTGAAGCTGCCATTTGGATATACAGCCATATGTTGGTGGGAAGAACTTGATCAATTTGCAGGAATGAATGAAATCCGCAATATACAGCAATCATTATTACGTGGTGGAGATCAATATTGGTGCTTTTATTCATATAATCCGCCGCAGAGCAGAGATAACTGGGTTAATGTAGAGCTGATGCATAATGATCACGATAGATTCGTCCATCATTCCACTTACCTGGATGTTCCCAAGGCATGGTTAGGTGAACAGTTCATTCTAGAGGCAGAAAAACTGCAGCATCAGCGACCTGATTTATATGCCCATGAATATATGGGAGAAATTACAGGTACTGGCGGAAGTGTGTTCGGTAATGTGGAGGAGTTGGCAATGAGTGATGGCCTTATAGCGAGCTTTGACAATATTCGCAACGGTATGGACTTTGGATTTACAACGGATCCTTTTGCCTATAACAAACTGCATTATGATCAAAAACATGATGTGATATATATTTTCGATGAAGTATACGGAAGGCAACTTACAAATAAACATGCATACAGCCTGATACGGAATAAGGTTGGGGATCGATATGTATATGCCGATTCTGCAGAACCAAAAAGTATTCGAGATTTTTGCGATTTGGGACTGCATTGCCTGCCTGTAAAGAAAGGAGCAGACAGCAGGGATTTTGCAATTAAATGGCTGTCAGACCGGACAAAAATTTATATCGATAAAACACGTTGCCCCAATACCTATCGGGAATTTATTAATTATGAATTTTCCCGTGATAAGGATGGGAATTTTATAAGTCAGTATCCAAAACACGATGATCATTCTATCGATGCTGTCCGGTATGCACTGAAACAGGATATGCAGGGCAAAATATATTCGTTTATGTAGGAGAAGAAAACATGTTTTTAAACGATTTCTATAAAGCAATAATTGCAAAGGGAGCAGCAGATAATTTAAGCGATCAGCAGTTCCTGCAGTATGAACTTGATGAATGGATCCATTCTCCTGTTCGCCAGTCGCAATTAGATGGATATGGCTATTACATGTATCGACAGGCAATTTATGATAAGCAGCGGACCGTCATCGGGACAGGAGGGCAGCTACAACCGGTATATAATCTCCCAAATAATAAAATCCTTGATAATCGTTACTCTTTTTTGGTGGATCAGAAGACGAATTACCTGCTAGCTAAACCAATGGAAGCAAAAGCGCGTGATAAAGCACAGGATGATAGAGTAAAAAATATATTCGGCCCTGATTTTAGAAGGACGCTGAAAAACGTTGGTAAAGACTGTCTAAACTGCGGTATTAGTTACCTGTTCCCTTATGTGGATAATGGAATTTTAAAATTTAAACGCTTTCATGGTTTTGAGATACTTCCATTTTGGGTAGATGATGATCATACAAAACTTGATGCATTCGCCAGGATGTATGTTCAGGAGGTTTATCTCGGATCGCAGAAAGAATATATTCCCCGCGTGGAATGGTATACACAGGATGGAGTTCAGAAGTTTACTTTTAAGGGAGGAAGCCTGCAGCCTGAAAATGCAGATATAACTCCCTATATCGTTGTCAACGATGAAGCTGGGCAAGATACAAAGGCTTATAACTGGGGCATGATCCCGCTTATAGCATTCAAAGCCAATGAAGAAGAACTACCACTGATCAGACGTGTAAAAAGTCTGCAGGACGGTCTGAATGAAATAATCAGCAGTTTTGCGGACCGGATGGAAGAAGATCCGCGTAATACTGTACTTGTTATCAAAAATTATGGAGATAACGATCTGGGGACATTCCGAAAAAACCTTGCACAATTCGGGGCTATCAATGTCAATGCAGATGATGGCGGCGTTGAATCTCTCAAAATAGATGTAAATGCCGATAATTATAAGGCACTGATTGATTTATTTAAATCAGCAATTATTGAAAATGGCCGGGGACTTGATATGAAAGATGAAAAGCTGTCTGCAGGGAATCCCAATCAGATGAATATCCAGTCCATGTACAATGACATTGATCTTGATGCCGATGAAATGGAAATGGAATTTCAGGCGGCTTTGCAGCAGACCATGCAGTTTGTTAAAAAACTTAATCCTGGCATTGGAGATGTTGATTTTATTTTTGACCGTGACCGTATGATGAATGAAACGGAGACCATCAATAACTGCAAATCTTCAGAGGGAATTATTTCTGATGAAACTATTATCAGCAACCATCCGTGGGTAGCAGATACGGATGCAGAAATGGCTGCATTAAAACATCAGCAACAACAGGCTGTTGAACAATTTCCTATCGGTCAGCAGGCACCGCCATGGGAACAGAATCTGAATGGCGAACCGTCATAGTCGCAGAGGTAATCATTTATGAATAATCAAGATTATTGGGCACAGCGGTTCAGATATATTGAAAACATAGAGCATTCTACAGCGGTATTAGGCACTGAAGATATACAAGGTTTATTAGCCGCTGCATGTTCTCAAATTGATAAAGAAGTGAATGCGTTTTATCAAAAATATGCAGATCAGTCAGGGATGACATTGGCAGATGCAGAAAAATATCTGCAAAGGACGGATTTGTTAGAATTCAAGTCTGATTTGAAAGACTATACAAGGATGGCAATGAATAACAGCGATGGGCAGTTTGAAAATATTTTAAATGCTCTTTCTGCCAGAGCACATGTTCAGCGTCTTGAAGCACTTAAAATTCGAGCAGCAATGGCTGTACGCACAGCATATGGTCAAGCGGATGCAAGATTGGCCGAAATATGCGGAAAGATTATGCAGGATGCACATTTGCGTACAGCCTATGAGGTACAGCGTGGAATCGGTAAATATGAACCATTTCAACAGATTGGGAAAAAAGAATTGTCAATGGCTTTAAAAAAACCATGGACTGCGGATGGAAAAACATTTTCATCTCGTATATGGGCACATCAACAACAGCTCACCGCTAATTTGCAGCAGGAATTTGTACGTGGATTTATTTCCGGTACCCGTCCAAAAGAAATGACAAAAAACATAGTTAGCGTATTTGGTGTAGCTGAACGCGCTGCATCAAGACTTGTCCAAACAGAAAGTTCATTCTTTGCGGCTGCAGGAGATAGAGAAGCTTATGGAGATTTGGGAATTGAAAAATATCAAATCCTTGTGACATTAGATGAACGTACATGTGAAATATGTGCGGACTATGATGGGCAGACTTTTTCCATGGCTGAATATTCGCCAGGGGATACAGCACCTCCATTTCATGCGGACTGCAGATGTACAACTATTCCAGTTGTTACTCATTCAGCTACAGATGCAGATGAAACGAGAGCTGCACGTGATGAAAATGGACGTACCATTCAAGTAGAAGGGGAGATGACATATGAAGATTGGAAAAGCCATTATGTAAGGGATGATTAAGTGCAGTTCTTGCTGCTAATTGCCGTTTTGGTATTTGTAGGCGTAAAACATAAAGCCATCAAGCGGTAGCGACCGCGTAAAAAAGCGTAGATGAAAGGGGAATTTAATATGACACAGGAAGAGTTAAAAAAGCTTGGCTTAGCAGATGATGTAATTCAGAAAATCTTGACGGATCAGGGAAATAAATTCGTTCCTATTTCTCGTTTCAATGAAGTCAATGAAGCTAAAAAAGCTTTGGAAGACCAGATTACGGATCGGGACAGTCAGCTTAAAGAACTTAAAAAAGCAGCCGGTTCCAGTGATGACTTGAAAGCGCAGATAGAAAAACTTCAGAAAGAGAATGCGGATCAGAAAAGTGTTTATGACAAACAGATCCAGAATATGAAAATTGATGGGATTGTAAATGCTGCGCTTTCATCTGCGAAGGCAAAAAATACAAATGCTGTCAAAGCTATGCTGAAATTGGATAAGTATGAATTGGATGGAGATAAAGTGAAAGGACTGGATGAGGCTATTGCATCAGTTAAAAAAGACAATCCGTGGGCATTTAATGCAGAAACAAAGCCAACCGAAGTTCACAACACAAATATTATGAATGGATTTAAGCCGGCAGAAGGTACAGATAAGCAGCCATTGTCTGAAGCAGATCAGGTCTTTCAGACATTTGGGAATGCATTATCTGGGAAAATTGGATAATCAAAAAAGGAGATTTTAGAAAATGGCTATTAATACTTTGGCATATGCACAGATTTTTCAGAAAGCACTTGATAGACAGATACTGCAGGAAGCAACCAGTAAT